AGGATTTAACCCCCGCTACCTCCGATAGCGCTGAGGGCCTTGGGAACCTTGGGAACCCCGAAACCCCCGAAAGCCCTGAACCAATTTTGGAAGTAAGCCCCAAGCAACTAAGCCCAATTCTTAAAGCCCTCTCTAAACCAAAAGTGCCTGAGGAAACTGCAGAGTTAGACAAAAATGAATTAACTCAATTTCCGATTAGTGACACACAAGTGGCACAAGTGGCACAAGAATTAGTTAAAACCCGTCCCCAACCAAAGCGCACCCAACTTAGAAATACCCCTAGATTCTCAGCGCATAAGTAATGGCACAAAGTCTCAGTTGTATACCGCTAACTCACAATTTAGCTAGGTTGATGCTATTTGCAGAATCCAATGCTAAGTATGCTGGTTTACCTAGGGGGATGGTTAGGGGAAAAATAGTCGATGTCGATGACCCTGAGAATCTCGGCAGGGTGAGGGTACTATTTGATGCTATGAACCCGGAGGATATCCCTGAAATTGAAGGGGCAGGTTTATTTTCGGGTCCAAGGGACGGCAAAGGAAATTCATATTCCCATTGGATTGACGCTTCTCCTGCATTTGTCGGTAAGCAGCCCCCTGACTTGGTGGGGTCCAGAGTAAATGTCATACTAAGTAATGGCCAATATCACTATGCCATCTTAAGTGATACCCTTTATGACCCACAAAACCTAACAGAACAAGCGGCAGGGGAGTTGACAATTCCTAACAACTCTTCCATGACTCGCCTCCCGGCTTACCCCTCAGGGAGCCTGCCACCACCTTGCAAGGAAAACCGTGGTTGCTCTGTCATAGAAGAAGATGGCCCCATGAGTTCTGACTGGGTATGCGTCTGTCTGAAAAGAAACGGTGAGTACATCTGGGTAAGGCATTGTGACTTGCAGCATGGACACGCAGGGGCTAATGATTCTATTCAGCCGCCGGACTCTTCCGGAAATAGGCAAAACCCCATTCAAGCTGGGACGGTAGGCGACTGTACTTTTCCAACATCCAATGGCCAGTGCAAAAGATACTCGGCTTTTGGGACTGCGCCCACTGGTAACCCATTTGGGGTCGATGCTAATTGGAATCCTCCACCGATGAGCGATAAACAACCATTCCCTTTCGAAGACCCTAAGCTCCTAGACATGGGTGCTGCGATGGATTTTGTGAGGAAGGATGCTGGGTTCATAGAAGGCCAAATTAAAGGCTCTTTTACTACCGCATGGACCCCGCAAATTCCAGCGACTCTACCGGCAATACCTGGCATAAACTTTGCGGAGACTGCTTTAAAAACAGCACAAAAGGCCCTTTCTATCGCTGAGGCTGCAAGGAACATCATAACAGATCCCACAACATTTATTCAGTCAACTGCATTGGCGGCCCTACAATCGTATTCCCCTCAAACTAATTTCATACTGAAAACGCTACAAAATCCCCAAGGTACTATAAACACTGTTTACTCATCCTTGACTTCCGCACTAAACCCCTTCAAATAATGGCATTCGAAAGTAACTACAACGCTGATTATGACCCAGGGTTCCCAATCTATCAAGGGTTCGGCCAAAGTGCCACAAACCCGTTGGCTCCAGTTTTTTATCAGTCCCTTGGTGTAGTTAATAATCTGTCGGTTTATGATTCAATCTATGCGTCTCGAAGCATATTTGCTGATGTATCATTTTCTGTAGGTGACAGCTTGCTTAGTAAAGACTTGTTTAGCGTCGGGGTTCCAACAAACTTCCTAAAGACGGTAAATTGCGAGCAACCTGTAAACTGCGAACAAACCCTTAGGGTAAATGATATTACAAATACCGACCGCCTGATTGTCGCTGGTAAAGAGTTTAGACCAACTAGAATTGTAACCCAGAATGGCACATTCACAGTACTCGCTGCGATTTAACAATGGCTATCCGCCGACCTTCAATTTATCGCCAAGACCTATTTGCCTTTCAAGATTTTCTATACTATGAAAATGGCCCAGAACAAGGAAGATACATCCTCGGTAAATACGACGGAGAACCCTATGAATCATTGCAGCAAACTTTTGACTATCCTGCACCTGATTTCGGGGGCGGCTATATTGTGTCCAGAATCGATTACACTCTTGTGGGTAACCTTATTACAGTAGAGCATTGGGAGATTAACTGGAGAGACGAATGGCCCCTGAGACTTGCTGCCCAGGTATTAGTCAATTGCTTGTACCCAGAGGGAAAGGGCTTCCTGGTCAGGGTCAATAGAGATGCCTATCCATTTTGGGTATCAGAGAATTTCTTCCCCGTAACCAATGAACCTGACGATTACTTAATTCTGAGATAATCATGGCAATACCCAAATTAAAGGAATCCACTTTAACGACCCCAAATAATGTTGTCCTATTCTTTGATGGGCCATTAGACATTACCATACCGGTTCCCGTCTCTAGCTTCACAGTATGCTTCGGTCAGTATGGGGTGAACACCATAGTGTACTCCTCAGATACGATGATTTCACTGGGGTTAGATTCTGCATTGTCCCCTTGGGATGAAGTCTTTGTTTCGTATGAGCCACCACTAGACCTAAATGTATGCCTCAGGGGGCCCATACCGCCGGGTTCAAATGATGTAATCAAAAAGAGGAATGCCGTCAGGGCCTTTTATAGGTTTGCGGTTAAAAATACGTTAGCCCCTGACGAAAAGACCGATGGCACCCATAAGGGGTCTAACTTGGGGCAAACCATCGGCGGCTATGGCTTCCCCTATCAGGATCGTTCAGGAGTTTTAACACCCAATCGCTCAGACCCACGTAGCGCATCCCCGGATGATTTCATCACAGCCTTCGGCCTTAAGGAAGCCGTTCAACTGACAAATATCGATGATGCTTCTGCGACTAGCGTTAACATAGTTAAGCTCAGGATGGCCATTGAGGATGCTAATTCCCTAATTGACTCTTATATTGAGCAGTCTGGAAAGGCTGGCAAAGTACTAATTACCAGTAGTCGCAGAAGGACTGCATTAATTATTGCTAGATACTACCTTGATACAGTCCGTAAAAGAGATGATATCAAAAGTGATTATGTAGAGGCTCTTAAGCAACTAGATGCCGAACGGCAAATGACTGCCATCCGAGCAGGACACGGGGACTCTGCTATTGATACTAAACGCGGCATAATGCGGACATGGCGTATTCCGCAGAGGTATAATGGTGTATCCGGAAAGGGTTTCAGCGGTTGGAATAATGACCCAGCCGGGGATCAATCCCCAGATTACCGATTGGGTTATGGCGCCACAGGACAAAATAATACCAACTCCAACTGGATAACAGATAGTAATTATGAAGACCTAGGTGGCACCCCACAAGTCATACAACCTAATGATGCGGGTGGTTACGACATCGGCGGGTCAAATACAATATTCCCATGAGGTAAACAATGGCTGAACTTTCTACTATAACCCGCATAGAGCAGTACCTGTGCGACTCCCTGATAGCATCACCTTTAATCCCACTTAATGTCAATGTCCTACGGCTGGCAGATGCCATGGATAACGAGGGTGTGGTTAATCAGACTAATAACATTGTGGTTAGATTTGTGGGGGCATCGTCTAATGTGACAAATAAAATCCCCCTTATTTACGATAAGAGGATGCAATTTGAATTGAATTTCTCTTGTCAAAATTACCTAACCAGTTCTGGCCATGATTTTGCCACCCAGTTGTTAATGGGTTCAGAGATTACAATTTCAGGTGGGGTGCCGTCGGGCTCTTTCGTACAAGTTACTGAGCCGTTCCACTGTGCATCGACCCAATTTACAGGAGTAACCAATCAATCTCAATACACATACACCCAACTATATACAGTAACAGTCCAGGAAGTCTACCCATACGTCGCATTAGATCCTTGCGTCCAAAGGGGAGATTGCAGGCAGTTATTCCCAGGACTTAATGTAGCTACCACATTGCCTCTAGGCGGAGTAGTAGACGAAGCTTCCGGTAGTATTTATGTCCCATGGTACCCTGGCGCTAATCCGTCAGAATATGAGTTTTCCAACCAGTCTGGCATCAGGTGGAGTAATGAAGTAACTCAAAGTGGAGACTGGGTCTTTATCTGCGATCCTACTGAAGTATACATAGAAGACCCCCTGGGGCAACCTATTTATTTGCTAAGTAACAATAGCTATACCGAAGATGGTCGCTTAGTGGTTACCGTTTGGGACGCTCAAACTAGGCAGCCACTGAGGGAAGTTTTCTATGTGGATTCTGGAAAAAAACTGGCTAGATACGCCGTTGAACTATGGAGGAATACACTGGAAGGGGCAACCGATGGCAATAGCGGCATTGCATCCGATTCTGTCAAAGAGGCTATTTTCTTTCAGGGTATGAATACTGGTGAATTTGCAGTTGTTAAAGGGGCTTTTCAAATTTTCTACTCAGATCCCCTAAATCCAGAGGCAAAAACCCAAACCCTAGCGGGAGGTTCATTAATTGGGGTAAAACCAGATATATTCATTCAAGCGCCTAAGGGAAGATTTTACTTCGTGGGTCAATCTCCTCAAGGGAAAGGTTGGTTACTAGAAGGTACATTTGAACTTGCTTCCATGAATTCCCTGTGGAAACTTGGGTGTGGGGTTTGCCAGGGTGGGCCAGAACCTACGGCCCTGTGTTGAAGATTGCCATGGTTACCTTTGCTAAAGAATGAATTCAAATGACAGCCCCTAATCTGATTCGCAGGCAGGAAACTCTACACCTTGTCAACTTTGCTAATTGTTAAATGGAAACTCCAAGATCCCTATGGGCTCAGTACCATACGGCAGTTAAATCCGGCGATAACAAACTAGCTGAAACCCTGCTAAGAAGATTGCACTCCTACAAATCTACCCCTAAACCACAGGGTTGCTCAAGTTGTAATAGGAGATTCAGATGATGAATCAAAATGAAAAAATTCTACGTCAAAAGGAAAAGCTAGCTCTCAGGACTTTACAAGTAGCTGAGGACTCCTTGACTATTATCCAGGCTTCTTTGGAGGAGTGTAGTACTGACGATTTAGTGAAAATTTTTAACTCCTCCGTTAAAGCCCATAGGGATTTCATTTCCGATACGGCTGCTTTGACAGAAGGTGAAAGTAAGTCTGAGAAGGAACTCACTAAGGAGTATATAGGTACTGCGGCTGAACTCATTAAGAAGTTTAAACCCCAAGTATGACACTCCCACGGCCGATAATAAACCACGCTAGTCAACTAGATGAGCACAGCTCATGGCGCCATTACATTAGGGGTCTACATCATCTCAATGTCCTAGAAGCACCAAACTCTGTCATTCAGAACTACATGTTTGAGTCTTCTAGGTATTGTTTCCTGGCTTTTGCAGACTTGATGAAGGGTGGTGCGTTAAAGGTCGCAGATTTCCATGAAATTATTGCCAGTGGTTTTGAGGATCTAGCAAATAAACGTTACCATAACTTGATCGTATCCTGTCCCCCCCGGTCCGGTAAATCAATGCTGGCGTCGATGTTTGTGGCCTGGTTGCTAGGGAGAGATCAAGAAACTCAACACGTTATTGCCTCTTATGGTTTATCACTGTCCAATAAGTTCCATAAGGAAGTTATCGGCATGTTGAAGACACCTGTCTTTAAGAAAATCTTCCCTGATTGGAAAGGTTTTGCTAGGGACTCTAAATTTGAGATGCTTAGTGGCGGATACATCCTGCCTACTTCTGTCGGTGGTGTGTTGACTGGCCATACGGCAGGGTCTGTAAACATTATTAGCCCAGGTGTGGGGGCCATGGTAATCGACGACCCACTGAAAAGCTCAGCTTCTGCCAGGGCTTTTGAGAGTCTCCAAACGTGGTGGCAAGAAGAGGCATCGACACGTAAAACTAACAACTATTGCCGTCTAATTATTGCGACCAGGTTTCATGCCAATGATTTGCATGGCCAGGTTTTAGAATCGGACGGCAGCTATGATGAGGAAGAAAACCCAGAAGGTTGGAGATGGGTGAATATTGCGGGCCTGTGTGAAGACCCCGTTAATGACCCATTGGGCAGGCAAATCGGTGAGTCCCATTGGCCTGATAACCCGGCATTCTCGATTGATATGCTGGAGGCCCAAAAGAAGACTATGGGCAGTTCCAAATTTGCGGCCCTTTATCAAGGGACTCCAACTGCAGCAGAAGGTCAAATTGTAAAGGCCGGATGGATCGTCACGGTAGAAGAAAAAAAGTGCCCACCACTAGATGTAGTATGGCTGGGTGTAGACTGTGCGTTTTCTGAAAAAGAAGGTGCAGACGAAACTGCGGTCTGTGTGGCTGGTATCTCAACTAGGGACCCCCGAACTGTTTACATTAGGGAAATCGTTAAAGGGAGATGGGGCTTCCCTGATTTGATTGCATCTATTAAGCAACTACATTCCTTCTACAAACCAAAAGTAATCTGCATAGAAAAGGCAGCATCCGGCCAATCTTTGATACAAATGTTGAGACGGGAAACAAAAATACCTGTAGAAGAAATGAGACCCCTCAGGTCAAAAACGGTTAGACTCGAAGCTGTTTGTCCACTTTTAGAGAATGACAGGGTTAAACTCGTTGAGGGGTTATGGGTAGATGGTTTTATTAAGGAGCTAACAGGATTCCCCTTCGTTAAGCACGATGACTCGGTGGATGCGTTTGTGTGGTCCCTGACGTACTATGCGATGAAGCTAGACACCGTTGACCGTGGGATACAAGATGCTATAATACAAGCGAGGAGGTGGAGCGGAGGAAACAGAAGGCCATTCTTGGGTGATTCGAATTTACCTACTGGTAGAGTAGGGAGGAATTTACCTTCGGCTGGACTTTACAATAATTTAGATTCTGGTTCTGGTTTTATAGGTCCAGACTCTTTTTCTAGACCACGTCTCAACAGGGATGACACTGGCTATGGGCTATCTCTCTGACCCCAGGTAAAAAAATCCTAGAGCAAACCAAAAATCAACACAAGCCAACAAAATCTTAATTAAAATGACACCAAAACACCCAAAAATAACACACTCTTCTCAGCTATCTGAACATTCAAGCTGGAGAAAGTATAAAAGAGGTCTTCTTGAACTTGAAATGAGATGCGCTACTAAGGAAATAATCACCGACTACACTAAAGAGTGTGCCAAATATAGTTTTTCTACTTATTTGTCTATCACCACAGAAGACATAGACCCCCTACTAAACTGGGAAACTTACGAAATCTTGGGGTCCGCCTTTGAAGACATTGCTGAAGGTAGGTACCCAATCCTCTTAGTATCAATGCCCCCTCGCACAGGGAAGTCTACATTGGGCTCTCTCTTTCTGTCATGGCTCCTGGGTAAAGACCCTGATACTAACCATTTCGTAACTTCTTACGGCCAAAGTCTTTCTAGGTTGACAGCAAATAGGGTGAAGCAAGAGGTTAATAATCCACTTTTTGAGGAAATTTTTTCTAAAATTGACTTTGAACCGCACCGTGTCGTGCCAGTTTCCTCTGGGTTTCCTTTACCCGGGTATGCTTATGGGAACACCAATCCCGATTCTAAAGTGCCTGGGGTCTGGTTAATCGATGACTATCACAAGTCCTCAAATATAACAGTAAATAAAGACTGGATAGAAAAGGAAATTATGACCCGGCGCCACCAAAACAGTGCCATTGTTGTTCTTGGGTCAAGATGGGGTGATGAAGACATTTTCGGCTACTTCTTAGATAAATTCGGTGTTTTTGACCCCGTATCAAACCTGAAAGGAGCCGTCCACATTAATTTGTCAGCAATTATTGAAAGTAAAGAAGAGGCAGAGGCTGACATTCTGGGTAGGAATGTAGGGGAAACCTTAGGAAATGCCAACCAATACCCGTCCCCCGAAAATTTAAAAGACCTCAGAAGAAACTTAGGAGATGAAAAGTTCTCATGGCTGTACAAGGGGTGCTCACCGACACCGAAAATCCCCCCATTAGATAGAGTTATCATTTCTGTTGATCCTGCCTTTAGAGCCGACAGCATTGATAAAACAGGTATTTGCATCGCGGGGGTTTCAAAAGAAAGAGACTACATGTATGTCCTTGACACTTACGAAGGCAATTGGGACTTGAAAACTGTCGGAGTAATCCTAAGCCTAGCAGTTAAGGCATACGGAGCGGAAGAAATTGTACTTGAATTCGGCGGGCCAAGTGCAGCTTGGGTTGTGTACCTACAGGACTTAGGGTTAAACGTTTGCGTAGGTAGACAGCCGAGGCAAGCACTCATTAAACGCTTCTCCGATATGGCGGACTCAAGGATAGTAAAATTTTCCAATCCGGATATCCAGAGCACATTCAATGAATGTCGTGACCCCGAGATTGTCCAATCCGATATCATGAGCGCTGTCCTAGTTAGTTACAGCCAGCTCCTACCTACCGTTAACCAGGGCCTTTGGTACTAAAAGCAAGACCTGACGACAAATTGCGATTCGCAACCGCATAAAAAGTTGCTGTTGTTACCAACAGTATCAAAATGGCTATTTCACCAACTGATAAAAACTCTGCTATCATGCAGGAGCTTCACGGCACCCGCTGCCTCATTACAGACCTTGCCTCGGATAAGTACCTTGATCAAGCGAAAAAAAGACCCCAATACACAATCCCGAAAGACTCCTACTCCCGATGGTGTGGTGGCGCTAATGGATTCGACTTATTCGTCGAAAGGGTCCATGAATGAGTATATAGAGTGGTTGCTCAACCACGATAAATGGTGGTCTCTCTGATGCATTAGCCCTCTAACGGGGGCTTTTTACCGGGGGCGGGGTAAAATAAGGTCGTAGAGTTCCCTTTCACAAATGACTCTGCCTATTAGTTTAGAAGGGGGTGAGGATCATGTAATCCAAATTAGCAACGAAGCATACACGTTATCCACAGTCGTCACTAACCCTCTTTACCAAATGTTGAAATCAAGAGAAAAGCGCAAATCGCGCCGCGCAGAGTCTGCCCAAATGGTTGAGCACTCTTATAGGGGAATGGATGTTCTACCCTTTTACCCGAAAACAGACCATCAGGAAGACTTGTGGGCATCTTTAAATAAGAACACAGTCACCATTGCTATAGGCCCATCAGGAGTTGGAAAAACCTTAGTGGCGCTATGGTGGGGATTGAGTGAAATTTCTAAGGGTAACATTCAAAAAATTTATTACATTAGAAGTGACGTAGGCTGTTCTCACCAAAGAAATAGGGGGGCTCTTCCTGGAACCCTGGAAGAAAAAATGAAGCCACTGGTGGGACCTGTCTATGACAATTTGGTGGTAATGACTAGAAGCAAGGGGGCTGCGGATTACCTTGTAGATAAAAAGATTGTAGAACCCACACTCCTAGAGGATTTGAGGGGGAGATCACTAAATGAGTGCCTAATTCTTTTTGATGAGGCCCAAAACTCATTACCAGAAAATGTTAAAACCGTCCTCAGTAGGGTTGGCAAAGACTCGAAAGTTGTCATTACAGGTGACACAAGGCAAATTGACCTAGATGTATTTAAACCTGAAAATGGACTTTTAGATTGCTATCACCGGCTTTCCTCCATTAGAGGGGTGGGGAGAGTTAAATTTGAAAGGGGGGACATCGTCAGGAACGGCATCATAGCAGAAATCTTGGAGGCATACGAAGCTTAATGGATAGGGGGGGGTTAGTATGACTCCGGGTAAATCTTATTCATAGACTACTATATACCCCGTCATCTATTAAATTTCCCATAGGCAGGTACGAGGACTAATGATCGAAATAGATAACCCTAAAGAATTTGATTTTGCAATTGCTGGAACTATTCAGCACCTAGGCGCACCCCAGAGATGGGGGGGGTCCGGGAAGAAAAGATGTTCTTTAGGGAAATCTTGTCGCTCAACTTGCATTCAACGGGGTTTAGTTTGTAGGGTTGAATTAAGTCCATACATTGCGGAGTCCCTGGGGAGACTAATTAAAGTAAGAAGAAGTGGCGAAGTAAAAGCTCACCCTGACTTAAAGATAGACTTCAACAGGAATTCCATCATGGGTGCCATCCGGGATTTAAAAACCCTGGACCCAGACGCCCCTCGCAGAGTAGAAGTTCTCCAGAGGATTTTCAATAAGACTAAAACCCTATTCATGGACTGGAAGGACATTGCAGGCAACAAAGAAGCCTTCAGAAGCGCATTTTCAGGGTACTTCAAAAACCCAGATTTCACCATCTCGCAGAAAATCTACAATAAGACTTGGGGCGGGTTAGCGTATAAAGAGGGGGTCACAGTTATCCGGTCAGCTCAGGGGTTTACCCCACAAGTAAAGAAAATCAAGGCCACTGCCGAAAAGCATTTATCCAGTGCCGCCCAAGGTAAAGAACTGCCACATACTATGGGTAAAGCTCCAGGGTCAGCCAGCAATAATACACTGGTGACATTAGTTCACGAACTAGGGCACCACGCTCACTTCAAAGCGAAAGAAGTTGGAATTCCCGATAGCTTCAAAAGAGTTAGCACATACAGTAAAACAAATCAACTAGAGCACTATGCTGAGCTATTTTCAAGTTACATATTCGCTGGACCCAAAATGAAAAAACTTTTTCCAGCGGAATATGAACTGGTGGAGTCTGTTCTAAGGGAAGGGAACTTACTGAGGTAAACTATGGATAGCATCGAAAAAGCCCAGGTCTTAATTCGTAAGGCACCTTCCGATAAAGAAAACTTCGATAAATATGCAAAAGCCTTGTCTGCCTTGTCGGATTTAGAAAGAAAAGGAGGAGACATGGTGTCATCTGAGTTTATCAAAAATGAACTAATGGAAGCCCTACTGGTAGCTACCCAATGAGAAGAGACACAAGATTTAATAGGCCCTCCCGTGAAGACCTAGAAGGTAAATTACCAGTGGGTACGCTAACCGGTAGCCAAGAAATGGGGATCTGGAACATGATGTTACAATCTGATGACCCCTCAGAAGTTTGTAAATGGTATAGAAGCTACAGGGACAGCCCACACTGTGAAGTGCCTAAGGAAAAACTTAGGGCCATGCGGGACACCATGGTAAACGGTATGAGGGAAGCCAACAAGAAAGACCCT